ACAGGGCAAGATGCGAGCTTGGGAAGCATTGATGGTGAGATTTCTTTCATTTTCCTGCCTTCCAGCTAGCGACAGTCGCCAAGAATGCATTAACATCGGATGCGATGCGGCCCATTGCCTTTTCGCTCACATCGTGCCAACTCTGGCCTTCCTTGATCTGGGATTTAGCAATAAGGAACGCATTCACCATGTCTTCGTGATGCTCAAGTTGTGCGCGAAGTTCAGTTGTCTCCTTGCCGATTATCTTGACGGCAGGTTCTGCCACCTTTGCTACCGGCTTCGCAAACAAATGCGCCACACTATCCCAAGCCATCGGCAACTCTTCCGCCAGCCCCGAGCGAGTCTTGGCATCGTAAGCCGCCGAGTGGGTTGTTAAGATAATGCGTTCCTTGCCGCCAACGCCTTTGCTGCGGCCTGATTCGCTCTCAACTGTCTTCGTCTTGAACTTGAAGAACCACAACTCATCGGCCCATTCTTTGAGCAACGGTGCGCTCTGCTTGGTTAGCTTTAATTCATAGCGATCATAAGCTGAAAGCATATCTGGCGGCTCGACGCGCTGCACTTTCGAGTGAGCGATGAATACGACATTCTTACCGCTGGCCACGATCTGATCAGCGATAGTAAGCAGTCGGGCAAACTTCTCGGCCAGCATAACGAAGCCCTTTCCGTAGCCGTAGTCTTCGACGCTCTTTTTCTTGTCCTGCGCCAACATGCCTTCCAGCACCAAGCGTTCGGCCCAGTCTGCCGAGTCGATGATCACCGACTGGTAATCTGTTGACTGGCATTCGCGAATGGCGGATTCAAGTTCTGCTAGGGTTGCGATCTCCACGCGATCCGTATCGAGATGAGCCGTGCCGCCCTCGACATCCAAGAATAAGGGTTTTGGGAATTGCGCGGCGAAGGTGGATTTGCCAACACTCTCGACGCCGTAGATAACAACGCGCTGGGCGCGGGTTTGTTTGCCTTTTGTTATTTTCATTTCTTTTTTTTCTTTCTGTGTTCGCCTTATTTATTCGGCAATGCCAACGGCGTATCGGCAAGGCTACTCTCCCGCACAATGCGGAAAAAATCCTTGGCAGGCAACACCGCCAGCCATTCGTGATCGTTGCGCCGATGTAATACCACCGGCAGCTTCTCACCGCAGTCTCGTTGCGCCTGGCTAACCCAGTCATAAGGGTTCCCGCGCTCGGTGCGCTTTACTTCAAAATGCAGCCCACTCAAACTCTCGCACAGCACATCCGGCGAATCCGTGCCGCCAGCGAATTGCTGCCCACGGCGGGCAGGGAATCCTTCGCCTGTGAGGAATGCGGCGGCTTCGCGCTCGCCGCGTTTGCCTTTTTGATTGCTATTCATATGACGGGCCGCAGAGTGGGCATTGGTTAAAATCAGGCTCAATCTTCGGCGCTCTCAGATAAAGAAGGAACACGGCCCAAGATACGGCAAATGCTATAACGGCCATCACTAGCCATTCGATTCTAGTGGGTGGGTTCATTTTAAGCACTTGGTTCGGATGCGGCAGGCAGGCGCACCAACGATATCGCAGACAACATCGAATGCGCTAGAGCGAATGAATGTCAACGCCTCGGCTTTGTTTAGCGCCTGCTCGTTCTGGTTTGAAACGGTTTGCAGTTTGCGCTCGTCCGTCAAGTCTTCGATCGTAACCATGAGAATGCCGATCATGACTCGCCGCAGATAGTCGAGTTCGAGCTTTTCAGCGGGCGTCATTTCGGCGCTCCCGATTGAACCACCAACGGCGGATTGCGTCCGCTTTGCTCTCGGCCTTGTGTGTGCCGATGATGTAGCCAGCGGCGAACATTACGACGCCAGCGACTGAGTAGGTGATGAGAAATTCAATGGGGCTCATAGGTAGCACTCCCGTGTCATGGTGCGAAGTTTGCGAAGAAGGGCGACGGCCTCGCGGCAAGATTCGCGGTGATGCGGGCCGACATTGCGTAGCTTCCATGTCATGCACACGCGGTGGATAACTGCGAGTCGCAGTTCTAGGAGATCGGAGAAGTTGAGTTTCATGCTTGGTTTTCTGTTTGATGGCGCAGGGATCGAACCTGCGCCTTGGGGTTGTTAGATGCTCTGCAGGATTTCTCGGCCTGCGTTAATTGCTGCATCAGCGCATCTGGTTTTGCCCCTCAAGGCGGGATTGGAAAAGCCCCATGAAATTGTGTTTGCGCCATTGCCGTCTTTATTTTCTTGCGCGGCCCAGATGCAAAATTCTTTGCCGTATTTGGAGATTGCGTTGCTGGTTTTTTTGCTGAGTGTTTTCATTTTGTGTTTCTATTTAGGTTTCTGTTTCTGTTTCGCTCGCGGTTCCCCGCTTGCTTGGTGAAGAAATTAGAATCCCCCGCGCGGATGTAAATAAAAAAGTGAAAAAAATATTTTCACTCTAGCGAAAGATTTTTCTTTACACCAACGGCAAGTCCGCGGAACCGCATGAATGCTAGGTCTGCGGGCGATAGATGTTGATTTCCCTAATGACTTTTCCTGTCATTGCGCGGATTTTTTTCACCTCGATTTTGCCTGCTTCAGCCATCCGTGACATTTGATTTTTGGCTGTGTTCATTGCTATGCCGCCTTTTTTGGCGATGCCTTCTGTTGTCATCCATCCATCGGCCAGATAGGCATCGAGATCATCGACGGCCATGCTATCAAAAACTTTCGCCCACGCACTCGTCAGAGCGGCAGAATCCACGGGTTTTCTTTTGTTCGTTCGCATAAATTTATTGTCATCTGTTTGTCTGTGTAATGCCCGTAAGCGAATCCCTGACTCCAGGCCAAAGTCGCCCTGCGTGTCGCGGCATATTCCATATCGAAGCGTGCTAGCATCCCAACGCAGTATCCGCTCACGCCGTCAAGCGTGCGCGCTCGCTCCTGCCCTACACGGTGAAGGTGGCCGATCACGCAACGCCCATAAGCTTCGGCATGATCGCGGATCGCCTGCACATTGAACATGTAGCCATGAAGGAATTTCGTCCCGCCAATTTCCGCATAGCTTCGAATGTGGTAAGGCAGCAACTTCGCCTTAAGTTTCTTCGCGGCTCGCTCGATCTCGTCAATCACCAGACTGGCGGCATGGCTTGCCAGCGCATTCGGCCCGCCAGCGAGTTTGAACAAACGCGCTTCGTGATTTCCGTAAAGGATAAAGTTTGGCTTTAACTCGCAAAGAAAATCTACTCCTGCCGCCAAATCTTCAGCCACGCTTGCCGCCCGATCCTTCGCGTTGGGATCATTCATTGCACCGGTTCGGCAGGCAGCGGCATCGATGAAATCGCCGAGATGCAACACCGTGTCAGGCTTGAATCTCTCACGGAATTTCAGCACCGCTTCACGCGCTTCGGGGTCGATCTGGTCGCCGTGCGAGCAACTCACGGCCATCCATTTTTTCCATTTGGTTACGGGTGTCATTTGGGTAATTCGTCAGGGCCGAAATCGTCTTTTGAAAACATCGGTTTGCCGTCATCGTCGAGATGCGGGTAGTGCCGAAGGCATGAATGGGCGCGGGCCTTTAGCTCGCTGACTTTCTTCGGGCGGGTGTCGGGAAAAAGAAGATCGCGCAGGAATGCGTGCGTCTTTTTCAGCGCCCAATATTGTTCGCGTCGCAGGCTCATGCCTCGGCCTCCTCTTCGTCATCGTCCTCTTCAGTTGGAAAAACAATCTCCTCGGCCCGTCGCGCCAGCGTCTCACAGGCATAATGGTTGCCGATCGAAAAGTGCATTTCAAAAGTTTCGCCCCCTTCCTCCCACGACATCACGCAGATGCCTGCATCAAAAAAATCAGCGAGAATCTCACGCGCTTGCGTGATGGCCTTCTCGCGATCTTTGGGCGGTTTTTTCATTTGATGATTCGGGCCATGATCATTCGCATGGCATCAAGCGCCTGCAGCGAACAATCGTTTTTTCTCCCCGGCGCAACATCGGCGTGACGAATGATATTTTTCACAGGGATTTCAAACTCGGCCATGATCGGCTCCAGGTATTCGGCGGCACTCATCAAGGCGTCTTCGCTTGGCGGGTTTGTGTAGGTGTCGCCCTCGAACGCTACGCCCACGCAAAAATCATTGCAGTTTTTTCTGCCCTTCCATTCTGAAATTCCTGCATGCCATGTTCGCATCGTCGGCTCTGCCAGCGCGGTGCGCTTGCCGACATTGGAAACGATGCAATGATACGAGACGCGACTGGCAGGGTTCATACACCATGCCACGCTCCCCGCATACGCTCCGCTGGTGTGATGTAGAAGAATGTGAGTGGGAAGGATTTTCTTGCGCGCCGTAATGTTGGGCGTGCATTTTCTGCTCTCCTTGTAGAGTGGCCTTGTTGGCCTCACGAGCGTGTCGTATTCGCGCTGTAGCTCGGCGAGCGTGGTTGGTTGCGGCGTCTCGACTGGCGGGGTAATTCGCGGAGCAAACAACCTGCGCAGGAGTTCGAGGATCATTTGCTCGATGTCGGCCTCGGCAACTCGTAGGAGAAGGTTCCGTAATCCGTCGAGAAGCCCACGCGCAGCGTCTCGCACCCGCACAGGGCTAGCAGGCACGCGCTCATTAAAAACGCGATTGCGAGCATCGTCGCGAGCTTGGCGGGCGGGATCATTTCTTTGAGTTACGCAGAAGGTTGATTATTCCCACCGCACCGATCGCGGTTGCCACGATCTGGTTGGCAAGTTGCGGCTCCAGAACTATTCCAAAGCTGCCTGCGATTAAGATTATCCCGCGCCAAGTCGAACTCTGCCCGAGATAGTTAAGTGCTGTATCAATCAATTTCATTCTTTTGGCCTTTCAGTTTTCGCGACATATAGACCGCCGTGCAAATGGCGGCGATTAACCCAAAGCAAGCGGTCGCGAACTGCACGCCTGCTGTGAGATGGGGAAGAAGGGACAAGAAAAGCGATGCGCTCGATGTGGCGGTGCCTACGAAGCCGACGAAGATGGGATGGTCGTTCATGGTAATTCTCTGCCTGTTCCGTTATTGTAAAGAGCGGAGACTTCTGCTTCGGAGAGAGCGCGGTTCCATATGCCAACGGCGTCGATTAGTCCGTTGAATTGACCACCGCCCTCTCCTCCAATATAAAGTAAATCATTATCTAAAAATATAGATGTTGATTGAGTTGCTTTCAAAACTCCATTCACAAATAGCTTGAAAATAACTCCATCATATATTCCAACAACATGATACCAATCTCCAAAATCAGCCACAACATCTGATGTTATTACCCCAAAGTCTCCTAAAAACGCGCCGATATATCCATCATCCCTAATAGAGATATTTCCAATCCCGCTTTGGCCTAAAACTAATGGTGTTCCGTCTTGTGAGGATTGGTTAATCCAAACGGAAGCAGAGGAGTTCTTTGTTATTCCAGATAAACTAACTGACAAATAATTTGCCCCATCAAACTCTGCGGCATTGCCAATCTTGCCAGCGACAAAAGTAACTCCCCCATTGTTGGTGAGCGTATTCCCGCGCCCAGAAGAATCGCTTGTATCGCTTAATTTGTAGAAAGCGAGAAGGCCGCTGCGAAGTCCTACGCTCTGAAGTGCAGGAAATCCAAGAATCACAGAATGTCTCCTCCAAAAACCCAGTTGTTTGTTCCGATCTTGATCAGAGTTCCAATTGAGTGCTGAAGCGCCAATTCATCCGCCCCGCCCGGCGCGTTGATCGTCACGCCAGAGCCAGCGGTAATCGCCACGGCGCTGACTGCCGAGCGGTAGATGAGAACCTGCGAACCTGTTGGGAATGCCGCAGTGGAGAATGGCGGCACGGTGATTGTCATTCCCGTGGCGGCATTGATCAGCCCATAAGCATCGGATTGCGCGAGCGTGTAGCTTGTCGTCGCCACCGTATTGATCGGCAAATTAAACTGCGGCACAGG